TGCGCGGCGCGTGGAACCGGGACTTCACCGACGAGCTGCGGACCTTTCCGAACGGCCTGTACTCCGACCAGGTGGACGCGGCCTCGCGCGGCTTTGCGGCGCTGCTTGAGCCCGAGGCGAAGTCGATGGTCTTCTGACCCTGACCCCGTCCCTAGCATCCCCCGCCATGCCCGAGCTCATCATCAACGCCGACGACCTGCGCGCGCTCGTGCGGTCGCGTGAATCGCTGCTGGGCGGCTCGCTCGACGCGAAGCGCCCGCGGGCATGGGACCAGTTCGGGTATCCCGAGACGCTGACGCCTGACAAGCTGCTGCAGGCCTACCTGCGCGGCGGCCCGGCCTTCCGCGCCGTGCACCACGTGCTCGACCGCTGCTGGCAGGAATGGCCGCGGGTGAAGCTGAAGGCCAGCGACGACGAATCGACCTGGGAGACCCGGCTGCAGGGCATCCTGGAAAAGGTCAGCGCCTGGCCGAAGCTGCAGGACTGAGACCGGCGCAACATGGTCGGGCGCTACGCCGGCCTGATCCTGCGCGTGGCCGACGGGAAGCAGCTGCGCGAGCCGCTGATGCGCGCGTCGCGGCTGGTCGACCTGGTGCCGGTGTACGAGCACCAGATCAAGGTGACGGCGTGGGACGGCGACAGCAGCAGCGAGACGTTCGGGCAGCCGCTCATGTGGCAGTACCGCATGCGCACCAGCGACCGCCAGGACACGCAGGGCAAGCCCGAGGACTGGGTCGACGTCCACCCGAGCCGCATCCTGATCCTGGCCGAGGGCGCCGTCGGCGATGACTTCTTCGACGGCATCCCGCTGCTGCAGCCCGGGTTCAATGCCCTGGTCGACCTGGAGAAGGTCAGCGGCGGCGCGGCCGAGAGCTACCTGAAGAACAGCGCGCGGACGCTGCGGTTCGTCTTCGACAAGGACGCCGACCCGACGAAGCTGGTGCAGCCGAGCACGCCCGGCGCGGCCGTCACGTCCGACGACGTGCGCGCCACGATCAACGACCGCGTCGACCGGCTGAACAGCAACGTCGACAGCGCCATCGTCGGCCAGGGCGTGACGGTGGACACGCTGCAGACCACGATGCACGACCCGCGCGGCGCCTGGGAGATCGCGGCGAACACCTTCGCGGCGGCCGTCGGGATCCCCTTCACGATCCTGTTCGGCCAGCAGACCGGCCGGCTGGCCAGCGATGAGGACAAGGCCGCCGACAACGCGCGGTGCAAGTCGCGCCAGCGCAACCTGCTCACCGGCGCCGTGACCGCGGTGATCCGCCGGCTGCAGGCCTGCGGCATCGTCGAGGCCAGCGACTTCGAGGTCGAATGGGCGCCGCTCGACGCGATGGGCGACGACGCGAAGGCCGACCAGGGCGGCAAGATGGCCGCGATCAACAAGGACATGGTCGCCGCCGGCCGCAACGCCCCGTTCAGCGAGAACGAGATCCGCAAGGTGCTGGGGTACGAGGAGGAGGCCGAGCTCGACGACATGCCGACCGAAGGCGACCCGGACGACGACGATCTCGACCCGCTGCCGGCGCGCGACGAGCCCCCGCAGCAGCGCCCCGCGGCCCAGCCCGCAGCCAACGAAAGCGGCGGCCTGCTGCAGCGCATGGCCCGAGCCGTCCGCGGCGTCACCACGAACGCCGACGAGCCGCGCACCGTCTCGCCGAACCCCGAGGCCGACCAGACCATGCGACTCGCCCGCCAGTACCTCGCCGAGGGCCGCACCGTCGAGCTGTCGCTGCGCGTGGAAGCCGCGCCGGCCGCGCCGACCATCCAGGTGGCCGCGCCGAACGTGACGGTCGAGGCGCCGCGCATCACCGTCGAGGCGCCGAACGTGGCCGTCACGAACAACGTGCAGCCGACCGACGTCACTGTACAGGTCGCCGCGCCTGTCGTCACCGTCGAGGCCCAGCTGCCCGACGTGAACGTCACGCTCGACATGCCGCCGCGCACCAGCACGACCATCGTCGAATACAACGACGCCGGCGACGTGAGCCGCACGCACACGGTCGAAGGCGCGAAGAAGTAGGCATGGCAACCGGCACCGGCACCGCCGAGATCGACTTCGGGGCATTCCCAGGCAGCAACGAGGCCAGCGTCACGGTCGCCGCTGCCGGCGTGACCGCCGTGACGCACGTCGAGGCCTGGGTCATGGGCAGCGACTCCACGACCGACCACACGGCGGCCGACCACAGGTACTTCCCGCTGTTCGCCGCGCTGACCACGGCGCCCGGCGTCGACACCTTCACCATCCACGCTCGAAGCACCCACAAGCTGCAGGGCAAGTGGCTGACCCACTTCGTCTGGGCTAACTGAGAGAACACACCATGGCACTCGACAGCAACATCGTCGGCGCGGTCTCCGGCATCGGGGCGGACGTTGACGCCGACCGCCAACTGCAGGTCACGACCAACAAGGACGCCAGCAAGGCAGGCGCGTCGATCCTGTTCCACGAGAACGACGGCGGCTCGATCAGCGGCGCCCGCTACCTGCGCTCGCCCGAGGTCGACGAGGACTACCGCACGCGGGTGTCGTCCGACTTCCTGCTCGACCAGGACAACTTCTACGCCGCCGCGCAGAACACCGGCAAGCACCGGGTCGGCAACACCACGCTGACGGCCACCTTCGGCACTGGCGGCCTGACGCTGAACGGCGCGGGCGTCACCACGACCGGCACGGGCGTCGAGCTGCGCACCTATGCGTTCTTCCCGGTGTTCGGGGCGACCCACACCTACTTCGAGACGATGATCGCCTTCACGGCCCAGCCGACGGCGAACGTCATCGTCGAGTGGGGCGCCGGCCTGACGAACAACACGGGCACGGCCGCGCCGACCGACGGCGGCTTCTTCCGCCTCACCTCGGCCGGGCTGCAGTGCGTCGCGGTCTTCAACGGCTCGGAGGCAGCGGTCCCCGTGCCGACGGCGTTCACCTACGCGAACAACCAGGCCATTAAGACGGTCGTCAGCATCACGAATCGGGAGGTCGAGTTCTGGATCGACGACGCCCGCGCGGCGGCCATCCCGGTGCCAATCTCCGGCGGCACGTCGTTCGCCTCGGGCGCGCTGCCGTTCTTCGTGCAGCAGCGGCACCCGGGCACGGCCGGCTCGGTCCTTCAGGCGCGCGTCTTCTCCTACAACGTGGCGATGGGCGGCCTGGCGCAGACCATCGACTTCGACGACGTGGGCAATGCCGCGTTCGGCAGCTATCAGGGCCTGACCGGCGGCACGATGGGATCGCTGGCGAACTTCGCCAACAGCGCGAACCCGACCCCAGCAGTGCCGACGAACACCACCGCGGCGCTCGGCACCGGCCTGGGCGGGCAGTTCTGGGAAACCGACACGCTAGCCGTCACGACCGACGGCGTAATCTGCAGCTACCAAGTCCCCGCGCACACCATCTCGGCGCCCGGCCGGCGGCTCGTCATCAAGGCCCTCAAGATCGACAGCTTCGTGCAGACCGCGCTGACCGGCGGCGGCTACAACGCCGTCTGGTCGCTGGCGTTCGGGCACACGAACGTGTCGCTGGCAACCACCGAGGCGGCTGCGACGAAGGCTCCGCGGCGCATTCCGCTGGGCAACCAGCCTGTTGCGGCTGCCGCGGCGGCGCTGGCCGACCTGAAGGTCATCACCATGACCTTCACCCGGCCCGTCGTGGTCAACCCCGGCGAGTTCGTGGCCCTCGTGAAGAAGAAGGTCGGCACGGCCCCGAGCGCGGGCGTCATCGCGCACTCGATCACCTTCGACTACGGCTGGGTCTAAATGTCGCTGCTGCTGGCGCTCGCTGGGGCCGCCCCGGCACCCGAGCCGCCTGCAGTAGAGGGCGGCGGCGGCTGGTCATCGGGGCTGCGCCTCCGCCCGTCCTGGCGCGACGAGGAAGAACGCCGCCGCCGCGAGGAGCGCGAGGCCGCTGAAGCCGCAGCCGAGGCGGCCGCAGCCCTGGCGCGCGCCATGGACCGCCGCCGCCGGCAGGTTCAGCAGCTGGTGCTCTGCGGCGCGCTGGGCGGGCTGTGAACCGCATCCGCCCCCGCTCGCCCATCATCCCGGGCGACACGACCGACCGCACCGGCAGCGGGCCCGTGCAGCGCCGGGCGATCAAGGCCATCCGCCA